GAACGCAGTAGCATCTTTGAACCCAGGGTCTAATCCGCCAATATACTCACATCCTTCTGTATGCACGAAATCATGTGTATACTCGGGTAAATACCCTTGGTATATTTGACCCTCGAATGTACTAAATGAGGCTAGGTATTCTTGTTCAAAGAAAGCCTTAGACATAGACTTTCTAGCTTCATCAATATCGGTCTCTCTACTACGTTTATTTTCATGATACGTAGCAGTAATAGATGCCCACATAGGATAGTCTTTACTAAATCCACGCTGGTAAAACTGACTAAACCAGTTATTCTTACCGCGGGGTGTAGAAATAAAGATAGCTTTAGCAGATGGTTTATCCAGTGTAGGGCGCAATGATACATTGAACGCTTCTTCCGCATCGGCCCCTAAAGCAGCCTCATCAAATATAATTAGGTCATAAGAACGTCCTACGCACGAGTCTACAGTAGACAATGAACCCATTCTAATAGTAGATCCATTAGACAGCTCAATTATACGATCTTTAGCATTATCTTTCTCAACCTCTAGATCAAAGGACTTAATTAGCTTTCTTTGTATCTCGAAAGATATACTAGAAAGGTTATAATTAGGACTCATAATCAATATATTGCATCCTGGTACAAGTGCAACAAGCTGTCCTACAATATTCGAGATATACGTTTTACCCAGGCGTCGAGCCAGTGCAGCGCAAACGAATCTATACTTAGGATTATTAATAGCATTGATAAGTGCTATCTGTGGCCCATTAATTAAATCCCATGCAGTTGATTTGATATAGGTAATAGGGTCTATAGCAGGCAGTAATTTAAGGTACGTAACAACAGGTAACTTTATAAACCGTTTATCTATAGGGAACTCTGTTAACTCTGTACTGCTAATGTCATGTCTAGAAATAGTAAGCATTATACATCCAGTATCTCTGACCCTGTGGCAGAGCCTTTAATTAATTGTTCAATCAAAGCACCGTACTTTGATCCTCCACTCATATCATTTACCTGTATATTAGTTTGTTGTTTTAGAGTACTGGCAGATCTAATCTTTTCTAATTGAATTTCTTTATCTAAAGTTTCTTGTGTTATTTTATGTGATAAAGCTATGATTTCCGTAATGTCCCTATTACTACCCATATCGTTTTCATCTAGTTCTTGTAGCTTTTTCTTAATAATAGTATCCATTAGATCTCTAAGATTATGTCTATTATTAAACCCACTACTAAAAAATATTGAATTAACATAGTTTCTAACTTCTCGTCTATCTAAAATCTGAGATACTATTTCAGGTGGTATTTCTAGTAACTCTGATACCTTTTTAATATCAGGATTCTGTAGATAACAATTAGCTACCTCTAAAGATTCAGGACTTATAACTAAAGATTCTGCTGGTGTGGTTACGGGGAGATTATTGCTCATTATTGTTCCTATTTGTTATATCAAATTCTTTATGTAGCTCTTTAGCTGCAATATTGTATGCTTCTGCTGCTTCATCTGGTGTTTTGTACCTGCCCAAATATTTATTTTTTCCATTAATACATATTTGTGCTTGATACCTATTTTTAGTAAAGGTTACACCTCGAGGTAGGCCGGAATACCTTCCTCCTATTACACTATTATATAAGTTTTGTGACACTGTAGCTAAACGTAAATTACTAATACGATTATTTCCTGGATTACCATCTATATGATCTATAACCCTACCTTCGGGTATGGGTCCATTTAATAAAGTCCATATAATTCTATGTGCTAAATAGTTTTTTCCTAGTAGGTTTACTACTACATAGAAGTCATCTCTAGCGTATCCAGCTAGATCTCCTGTTTTTAAGCTTATTAGGAAGCCATCGTCATACTTATAATATTTTGAAAAATCCATTTTACATACTCCATATTTTTATACTCTCCCATTATAGCACTTTGGGCACTGAGGGTCAAGGATCAAATTTTTTATGGTTTTGCGATGCGGGCTATTTTTGCTGTTTTGGCTATTTTTGCGGTTTGGGCTACTTGCTTGATTTCCTCACCCTAGGGTCAGGTGCTACACTGAAACTGGCACCCAATCCTTAGCAGATGTGCCCAAAAATAGTTTCTGTGAGTGGGTCCAGCTGCTATAGAAATCATAGCAGTCTGATAACCGCCCGTGCTTACTTATATTATAGCACGTAAGCATCCCCCGCGTCAACCCCCTGAGCGATTGTATTTTCCTATCAGACCGATAGAAATTTACAATTGGCAAGGCTGGTGAATTGATGTAGAATAACATCATTGGAAAACGAAACGAGGTAAACAAAATGTCAATCGAACGTATTAATCATTTTGGGTTTGTAAACTTTGCTATTATTGATAACAGTTCGGGTCAGGAACTTGTAAGGTTCGATAGCTATACTGATGCCGTTGAGTTTATTGCTTTCTGTGAGGGTATTACTTATGAGGTGATGGTATAGTCGGTCAGTCGGTCAGTCGGTCAGTCGGTCAGTCGGTCTTACAAGGATTATATAATGGAATATATTACTGTGCCACTATCTATTATCCTTGGCGCATTGCCAATGGTAATTGTTATGTATCTTTCTAAAATTAATGGGGAATGGTTGTGAGTAAACCTATTGTTTCACCTGAGATATATTATATTATATCTAAGGACTTTGAGGGTTCTATTAACGCAATATATAATATAGGTAATAACGTATATGAAGTAAACTATGGTATTCATAGTTGTTCTGCTTACTACCATATTATTAATGGAATGATTGTTGGCACACAATTTGATTAAGCTATGATAATATGCTTCACTATTATCCGTTCTATATGGGTACGTTAACCCATACTCATTGTGTCATTATATAAGGATACTATATGGCTACCGAAAAGATTGTTAACTATACTATTGAACAAACTGCTTCTATGATTGAGGCTTATACTATTAACCCAACAAGGGATACTGTTGAGGGATTAGCTGTTGCCTTAGGTAAATCAGTTAAATCTGTTGTTGCTAAACTTAGCCGTGAAAAGGTTTATGTTAAGCCAGTATATACTACTAAAACTGGTGGTACTGTAGTAAAGAAAGATTCTATGATTGATAAGTTATCAGAGCTTATCGAACTGACTGAGCCAGAGGCTTCTAGCTTTGACCATGTTAATAAAACTGCACTGGTTAAGTTAATTGCTGCACTAAGTTAGTTAATATAATAGGGATAATATCCCTATCATATATATAAGACGCTGCTATCTATATGATAGCAGCGGCGCCTATTATATCATATAATAGAGCACCGTATCAATGGGTTGTATCATTGTATTTTACTATGATAGAACAACCATCATAGTAAAATACAATGATACAACCCATTGACACGGGCGCGCGGCGCATGATAAAATCAGCCTGTGGGCCTATTGTTGATTGCTATAGATAATGTAGCATGGTTTACTATCACACTTTCTAGGTGCTGTCAATAGGGGTAAACACCTAGAAAATAGATTGCTGCTATCATTTTTACTGGCGTATAATCTCTTACATGGAAAGCAAACAAGGACACAAAATGGCAACAGCTAAAATGGTATTCGTAGGTTCAAAGGTTAGCCCATCAGTTAATGATATTGGTGTTGTGATGTTGAATGTAATGTATGCAGTTAATAATACATTGCTTCTGGTTTCTATTCCAAATAACAATTGGGCAGATACTGAAGTTCTATATAATAATATAGATATTAACCTTGATGGTGAATATGACCCTATTATTAATAAAGCTATTAGTGCAGCTAATAAACTGTTTCCTAATTGGAAAGTATAATGAATATACAATTAATAGCTGAACAATACTGGCAACAGTATTGTGAAATATTTCCCAGGTTAGTAAAGTTTGATTGTCCCAAAATCATACTTTCCAACCGACTTACTAAAACAGCCGGATATAATCGGTCAGAAGAAAATACTATTACATTAGCTAATAAGTTTTTAGCTAAATACGAGCATAATATGCTCACGGTAATATTACCGCATGAATTAGCCCATCAAATTGATTTTAATATTAATGGATGGAATGCTAAAAGAAAACATCATGATGGATACTGGAAAGCTATCATGATTAGACTAGGTCAGGAACCTAATATATATCATAACATGGTATTATAATGGAACGTATTGGTACATTATCTGGCATTATCGGTGCTTTATTAGTTGCCATTAAAATGGGTAATATTGGTTATCCATTTTTTCTAATATCATCATTATTCTTGATGGTATCGGCGTTGAATGGTAAGCAGGGTAATTATATTGCCTTGCAAGGTACTTTCTTAATCTGTAACATAATCGGATTGGTTAACTATATATGATTCAAGATCGGAAAACAGGGATTTGGTATAACCCAGATCAAGAGTTTAATAAACTGTTTAGCTATAAATGGTTTATTAATATTATGAGGCGTCTTAAACTGAGGTAATTATGGTTACTGGTATATTTGCATTATGCGTAATTGCTCTTATTGCGTGGATTTTTAAAGGATACTAAAATGATTCTTACTACTTTGCCATATATGGGCGATACTACTAAAAAAGAATTAGACTTAGTAGATCAAATGATTTGGGAGGATAATGCAGAGTTTATTACTCTGGAAGCGGCTGGATTAGAATTAAAAGATATTGATACTATTCCAGCTATATTGAATCAACATTATTTTAGGGGTGAACAATAATATAAACCCGGCTTTGTCCGGGTTTTATTTTGTCTGTACTGCTATCATTTTGATAGCGCGGGCGCCAAAATCATATGGTATAATTTTGGCCCGTGTCAATAGCTTTGGTCAAAAAACAACAAAAATAAATTTATTTATTTTTGTTGTTTTTTGACCAAAGCTATTGACACGGGCCCGAAACGCATGTTAAAATCGGTCTGTGGGCCTATTGTTGATTGCTATAGTTTTGGTAGCTAATTTTCTTAGCACACTTTTAATCAAAGTCAATAGGGGTAAACACCTAGAAAATAAGTTGCTGTTGTTGCTTTTCCTGGAGTATAATCTTTTACATGGAAAGCAGGAAAGGATAGCATCATGGGCGATAATTTTGTTTTTGAATTGAATGGTGAATTTTGGGATTCTATGTTAGAATCTGTTTGGGATTCTGGTTTAATGGCTGAATCTGATACTATTAATTTTATTTGCATGAGGTAATATATGAAAAGAATCGCTATATATGATATGGATGGCACTATTGTTTGCAGTTTGCATAGATATAAAACAATAGATAATAAAATTGATTTGGCATATTGGCGTGAAAATGAATATCGTGCTATGGATGATAGTTTATTGCCGCTGGCAGATCAATATAAAAAGGATTTGGCAGATAATGATTGTTATGTAATTATCGCTACTGCTAGAATATTACATGAACCCGATATGATGTTTATTAGTACTATATTGGGTAAACCAGATCATATTATATCTCGTAAAGAGAATGATTCTCGGTCTGGTGCATTATTGAAGGTTTTGGGTTTGAATAAGTTATTCAGCCTGAAACAGTTTAGTAAGATTAAATCGGATATGATTATATTTTACGAGGATAATATATCTTATCTGAAAGCAGTATGTGATAAGTTTAATTGTACTGGTGTTTATATTCCAAGTAAACAAGGTCATTAATATGTATATTAAATCTCGCATAATGGATAATCTTGCTAATAAGATTATTAATTTATATCCTATTACTAAAACAAAATATGGTATTAGGTTAGTTGGTAATAAAGCGCAAAGATTTAGTTATAGTAAGCATAAAACAAAATCTGGCGTACAATATGCTAAGTTTTGTAAGATTTATTTTGGTAAGCATAAAGGATATTAAAATGGCTAAGAAACAATATTTTGCGATTATCGACACTGAAACTACCATTAATGATATAGTAGCAGATTGTGCGATTATTATCTGTGACCGCGAGGGAGTTATTTATAATCAAATGGCAGTTATGGTAAAAGATCAATTTGATACTTGCGAGTTATTCTATGATATTACTGCAAAGGGTTTGTGGTCACTAGAATATGCCAAAATGAAGCGCATTAAATATAATGAAATGCTTAATAATGGCACTCGGTCACTGGCATCAGTTAATGCGATTAATAAATGGATTAATCAAGCTATTGGTAAATATAATCCTATTCTTACCGCGTATAATCTGCCATTTGATGCTAATAAATGTGCTAATACTGGAATTGATTTAACTGGATTTACTGATCGTTTTGATTTGTGGGCTGCATCGGTTGGCAATATCTGTAATAGAAAGGCATATAAACAATTTTGTTTAGATAATCATCTATTTAATAATAGAACCGAATATGGTAATATGACGTTCAAAACATCTGCAGAATCTGTTACTGGTTATCTTAATGGTAATATGACAGACGAACCACATACTGCTTTGGAAGATGTTATTGATTATGAATTACCTATTCTTAAACATATTCTAAAGATTAAAAAATGGAAAGATAATATTAAACCCTATAACTGGCGTGAGCATCAGTTAAAAGATTCTTATACTGCAAAATAATATAAGCCCTTCGGGGCTTATTAACTAAAGGGTTAATATGAAAGTTAAAGAATTAATTAGGATACTATCTAAAGTTAATCCAGACATGAAAATTATGGTGATTAATGCGTATGATAGGGCATTATCTTTGAAAGTATCTGCTAATATATTTGAGCATGATGGATTAGAATGTGATGGTTTCCATCCAGAAAATAAATGGGAATCTAATATATCTGCTGGTAATTATTTTCTTATTGACGGATACGAGGATTAAAAATAACTCGGACATAATATTATGTCCGAGTTATTTTTTGGCTGGCAACCTTACACCAAACTGACAAACCTGGGCAAACCTGGCCAAACCTGGCCAAACCAGGATGCTATCATTTTGATAGCAGGGGCGCCAAATTTTAACATAGAATTCTATGATTGTCATTAGGGTAAACACCTAGAAAATAAAATAAATTTTGAGCGTTTTTCGTGCCATAATATAGGCTTGGAAGGGAAAAAGCAGGTTAGCAGGTGGATGTGGTTTTTAAGCAACGAAAAAATAAAGTTGCAAAAAGTTCAAAAAACCTGTTATACTATAGGCTTGAAAGGGAAAACGGAAAACAGGCAAAAACGCAAAGCGCGAAGCAAAAAATAAATTTTGCAAAATGCGAAAATAAGCGTAAAACACTGTTACAATGTAGGCTAGACAGTAGCGAAACTGGCAAAAATCGCAAACCTTAACTTTTTTAGGATTTATATGGATAACGCAATTGCAACTATGGTGTCTGGTTCTGCTACTGAAAAGGTAGCAAAAGTTGTAAACTATACCGCAGAGCAAACTGCTATGCTTGTTGAAGCATATACTGCTGAACCTTCGCGGGTTACTGTAGAGAAAATGGCCGAAGTATTGGGCAAGTCAGTAAAATCTATTGTGGCTAAATTGAGCCGCGAAAAGGTTTATGTTAAGCCAGTATATACTACTAAGACTGGTGGTACTGTAGTAAAAAAAGATAGTCTGATTGATAAACTGTCTGAGTTGGTAGAATTGAGCGAAAATGAGGCTAGTTCTTTTGACCATGTTAACAAAACTGCGTTGGTTAAATTGATTGCTGCACTTAGCTAAAATATAGCTAGTTAGTAAAGATAACCCTACGGGGTTATCTGATAAGTAGTATATTTGACCGGGCGAAAAACCCGTGTTAAACTAATATGAATTCTAGGTTAGAATCCTAGGGTCGGGTGTACTACTTTTCAGATAATCGTCGATTATCTTTTACCTTAACTTTTTTAGGATTTAATATGGTTTCCAATACTAAACTGTTTCCCGAACAAAAACAATATGTGAAGGAATATTGCGAGAATGAAAATGTTTCATTTTTCTCAAATGAGAAAGTTACTATTATGATGAAACCTGAATTTAAAGGTTCTAGAATGGTGGCGGTTAGTATGTCCACAATGTCACCGGACGAAAAGAAATATAGAAAATCAGTTGGTAAATATTGTGCAATTACTAATTTTGAGAATGGTCAGTATGTATTAATGGACTGGGATACATTTAATAACTTTATTAATTTGGGGGATGGTTATTGGGCTATGTAATATAACCCCGAAAGGGGTTATTAATATATAACGATAACGTCGTTATATATTAATTAACTGGAGTAAATATGAATCTTGCTGAAATTAATGCGTTTCGGGTTTCTCATAATCTGCCGGCTTTGGAAGTTATTAAACCAAAGAAAAAGAATAATAATGCAGCTATTCGGGCGCAAGAGAATCGGGATATTAAATCTAAACGTACTGGAAAGGGTAAATAGTATGTATAGATTATTTGAAGTTACCTTTTATGGGGTATTTGCCCCTATTATCTGCTTTGCTAAAAATAGGCAAGAGATAAGGCGAAAATATACTGATGTATATAAGATTTACCACATTGAAATTAACTAAGGATTATTATGCTTCATTTTTCTATTCCAATTAGCCCTATTAGCTATATTGATATTCAAATTGATAAATCGGTAGTTTTAATTGCTATAGTTTGTTTTTGTCTGGTACTTATTAACTAAGGATTATTATGCTTATTGAAAATTCAGATAGTTATTATCTGGTTAGATACTTTGGAATTCATATTGATGATTCTGAATGGGTTGGTTATGGTAATACTAAATCCGAGGTAGTTAATATGATTCAGAATTTGACTACAGATACTATTAATAAAAGGGATATAGTATTCTATAAAGTTAAATTCGATAAAATTGAGCATCCTAAAACACTATAATATAATAACCCGCTATCTATTTGATAGCGGGTTATTTTTTGCCCAGGTTGCTATCATTTTGATAGCACGCGAGATCCAGGTTGCTATCATTTTGATAGCGCGGGCGCCATTTTATCCTATGAAATGGGGGCGTGTCAATGGATTGTGCTAAAAAACAACGAAAATAAATATTTATTTTATTTCAAGTTTGTCAGGTTCATGTAAGTTTCGCGTGCGACAATAAGGTATGGGGCGCCGATTTTTGCTATGGTATTGATAGCACCTGACCCTAGGCGTAGCGGACTCCTAAAATCATAGCAGCCTAGGGTAGCAAGCTCCTAAAAGCATAGCAGCCTGGATCCCGGTCACTCCTAAAATGATAGCAAGCTACCAAAAGCATAGCATGCGCCAAAATCGCCCACTACCACATCCTCATTATACACCGATTCTGACCCTATGGCGGCGACTTTACAAATCTTTACAATCTGTTGTTTTTACACACTCATATTTTGATAGCTGTTGTTTTTCCGCACTCACATTTTGATGGCGTAGCATATCAAGCTTGCTTGATATGCTACGCCAAAGTGCTAAACCTTGAATTTTTTGATAGTGTAGGCCTCGTGCCTAAGTGGTAATCCGAAAGTATAAAACCTCAGTGGTGGAGCATCTTGCGCCATCGATTATACCAGTGCAAAACCTTATGCGTCAACTATAAATTTTTAAAAGTTTGCACGGCTTCAGCACCCTAGGGTCAGAAATATGTAGTTGAGTCGCCAGTGAAAAAATATTATAATTATTGCTTAAGAAAAGGAAATTAACATGATCGAATATGCATTTTTTCACGGTGATTATTCTATGCTACCGTCAGTTGCTGAGCTGGAGCTATCTGAAAATATTGACCCTATGGTAGCGTATGAAGAAATTTTTTGAATAAGCATCGAAAATATACACTTGAACCGCTTCCATAAAAGCGTTATAATTATTGTATGAAGTCGAGGCCCAGACTATAAATTAGGCTGCCAGATTAGGGCATTGTTCTAATCCCTGAGCTACACAGGTAGAAACCTAGGGTCAGAGCAGACTTTAAAACACAGCTATAATTCTAATCACATCTAAAATAAGAGAACACTAACGTTCAGTTGTTGGTAAGTGGGAGTAATGATGTTAGTCTCCCTAGCTATAGTGCTTATGGCACCGAAATCGTCTATAAGGGACTCCAAAGGTCTGGACGTTAAACTAAAAACTTAGAAACAACCTCTGCTGCTTTGGTCGGTGGTAGAGACTTTCCCAGACCATAAGTTCAAAAGCCCGTATACTGTTAAGGTATACGGGCTTTTGTTTTATAAAATTATGCAGTTGACGCGATTTGCACAACCGTGTTATAATAAAATAAGCGCTGCGCCGATTTTCTTTCAAGTGCTAAATCTCATATGTTTGCGCGCCTGTGATTGTACCACAGTGCTGGAACATTTGTCAAGTGCTAATTCTTACATATTCATCATACCGTTCCTTGACCCTAGGGCTCATCATTTTCTTGTACTTCAAACCTGCCATAGATAAAGACTTAATAAGTTCAAAATCTTCGTGTGACCAAGTTTCAACATCTTTATCTGTTAGGTAACTAGGGTCGGGCTTCTTAGGTTCTAAAGTTTTAAAATAGGCTTTAAATGATCCTGTTTTTGGCTTTTCTGGGAACCATTCCTTTAGATCTCGTTTAAACTGTGCTGCAGTTTTTACGAACATCTCTTCAATATCTTCTATAGGCTCATTTTTAAGTAGTTCTAAAAATATATCACTATTATATATTTCTGGAATTTTAAAAGTGCTTGTATCAATTTTCATAGTAACCTTTTTGTTAAAAATATATTATAACATTTTAGTTAAAAAATTTCAAGTGAATTTTTCGTTCAATTTTTATAGCAAAATTTTTCGTTCAATTTTTATAACAAAATTTTTCGTGTTTCATCAATTGTTCCGTAATTTGTTTTGATACAATTTTCGTAACTCGTATATTTTTTGTTCAATTTTTATAACAAAATTTTTTGTTCAATTTTTATAACAAAATTTTTTGTTCAATTTTTATAACAAAATTTTTTGCTCAATTTTTATTATTTATCTGACCCTAGGTGTAGCAAGTTACTCAATAGTTCAATTTTAGTAATAGTCTGTTGTATAAATGAAAAAACCCCTGTATTAGTACAATACAGGGGTTTTTTCATTTATACAAGCTTAATTCTTCTTCTAGTGATTTAATTTTAGATACTAGAAGAATAAGCACATTTTTTGTACATTTCTCAGTCGACTCCATTAATTCTACATCTACATTGAGTAAATGAGCCAGCTCCTCGATATATTCTGACTTGCGCACTGGCGGTTCACCCTGCTTTGTCAAGTATTTCTTCTTCTCGTAGACACCCAAAGTACTAAGCTTTGCTATGATGCTACGCTCGGGGGGATCTTGCGCGTTAGGGTCGGATTTTCGCATCTCGGCACCCAATTCTGTAGCGAGGTTTTTAGAGGTGTATTTTTTGGTGGCGTACAGCGACAGAAGAAGATCGGTAATTTCTTTAGTGTATTTCATGATTTATTGTTCAGTTTCTCTGACCCTAGGTCCTTAGTATAGTGGTTTGAGTAAACTACTCAGTATTTTACTCAGTATTTTACTGAGTAGTCTAATTTACTGAGTAGTCTAATTTACTCAGTATTTTACTCAGTAGTCTAATTTACTCAGTAGTCTAATTTACTCAGTAGTCTAATCCCAAGGAGTGTCAATAGGTGAATTAGATTTTTTAACTACCTGTGTAGTAAGAATTGGTTTAGATACTACTTCCCTAGGTACTAATGAACCGGGCATTTTATCCCACTCATTAATATCTAAAATCATATACTTAGTACGGTTATCTGGATGTGCCATCCAAATCTGTGTCAAAATTACCTGTACTAAAGAGGGTACCTGATTCCAATCTGTATCGGTAACGCTAGTATTAAGTTTATGGGTAGTAATAGCATTCTTTAACTGTCCTACTCCAACACCACTCTTAATAGTTAGTCCCTCTGTCCTAAGTTGGAGTAGTCTATCTCTACTAAATTCTGGCATTTCATATGTCATAGCTGTAGCTAGGTCTGAATGAACGACTTCATGGATTTCATCTCTATCCCACTCTGAATACATAGTACCTTTTACTAATTTATGGGCGTACATAATAAAAGGTACTAAAGCTCCAAAATGTTTATGTGGTGCTTTATACTGTAGCTTTAAATATACTGATTTAGTATTAATCATCAGAAAAAGGAATAGGCCACGAAGCCACGGTGTCTTAAAGTTATCATACTTGAACCTAGTGCCACTAATAAGTCCATTACTGTTCCGAGTAACTGGCATATTACCAATTAGAGTAATCGCCTGTTCTAGGATCCAGTCAATATGTAATGGGATACCATACTTGTTAATAAAGTCTACTTTCATACGCTCTGTAGTATGCTTAGCTAAAATATCAGCATCAGTACGTGCTACAGGTTTTGGTACACTATCACTAAAGTTACCTTCATAAGGCGCTTCATGAGTTTCTGCGTACCTATACTCCATATCTGCAATCTCTCGCTCGTACTCCGCATCAATATCTGCTTGAATATTAACTAGAAGTTCATTCTTTGCATCAGTATAAGCGTCGAAGCATTTATCAAATGGAATATCCTCAATTTTCTTAGAGACGCTAGAAAATACCTTACGAGCAGGTGAATAGTTTGGCATATGTTATCCTTAGTCTGACCCTAGGGTAAAGCGAAATGCTATCGCTAGACCTGATAATGCTACTAAAGCGGGCGCTAATTTTAGTAATGCTAGAAAGCCCTAGCTGGCACGAAACCCTAAAGGGGGGATTAGATACAGTTATATCCTTGACTTAGCCGTAACAAGCAAAAAAGCCGGACAATTATTTACAGTAATTTTTAGACGTAATTACTCATTTGTATTAATGGTAGTATCTTGTTTATCATACTTTTCAATAAAATAGTACAAATTTACGCAGCTCCCGGCCCGCAGCGTAAATGTGAACAAATTATAAAAAGTATGATAACATACTACCGATGATCTTTTAGATCTATTAATACAATTATACCAAGATTTAGTAAACATGGCAAGTGCATTTTTTAGTTAGCATCTAGTTATTTCTTGTGGAATAACTCTTAGCATGTGAAAAATTCATATATTTATGAGCTGCTCTTTGAAATGTTTGTTATAACCATAGCCGTATGGGTTTGCAACTAGATGACAGTCCCCAACCATAACATCTACATTAGAATGTGTATGCCCGAACAACCATGTAGCCTTTAGTGTAGATACCCAGCTCGACAAATCATTAGCAAAGTAAGGATTCAAATTATCATTAGCCTTAGTTAGGTACATAGGGTCAATGCATTCTACGCAGGGCAGAAAATGAGTGATGAATAGATCAGCATCTTCATTAGCTTTTAGAAAAGCGTATTGCTGGTCAAACAAGGACGCTGCATCATTAGGCGTGAAATAGTGATTATCAAACTCAATAAGCCTAAAGTCGTTGATACCTAGGGTAGCATGCATTTTACTCAGATCGTTGTTTCTGAAGTTAGTCCATAGAGGTGCCCCTATGATCTTAACTGACCCTAGTGTGGGCGTACTTGAAAGTTTACCATTATAGTAAACCACACCTGGATTAAGGATGTGAATGCTAGAATGTCTAGCCAGCTCTTCTAGCTTTCTGCATGTATCATGATAGTCCTGTCTATAGAACTCATGATTACCCATGACATAAACAATATTAGGCTGATGCTCTGCGAATTGCTTTAGCGTAGTCCAAACATTATTAGCACCTGTATGAATGTCTCCAGCTAGGATCAGAACATCTTCACCCTGGGATGTGAATAGTTCTCTATGAATACCACCTTCGAAGTGTAGATCGGATAGTAAACGTAATTTCATTCTTTTAGCATAGGACAAGTTGTTAGCTCGAACCTATTCTCATCTTCTAGCTTTTCGTAGTCTTCTGAACCAGCCTTTTCACATCCTATAATTTGATTATTATATGGACAGTTGTTACAGCCATATACTTCTAGTATAACCTTAAAAGTTTTAGTATGCATAAAGCCTCGCAAATGGTTTCTTTTTAGTTAATGCTGCTTGTGCAGCATCTGTAGGTGTAGTATAAACACAGTAACTAACCGCATTACTAGGGCTAATCCACCAACCTGCGGTTTCATCCCTATCCTTATACATCCACCCCCACATAGTAAGCTTTCTAACTACGAATAACTCCTCGCTAGTAATTTTAGCAACATGTGGCTTAAAGGGATTCCAGATTCTTAATGCCATATTAGTTTACCAATCTCGAACGCAGAGCTTAGCAGACCATAAACAAATCCTGCTGTAAAGCCAGCCATGATAATCATAGATATAAACGCGACAGCAGCAATTACCCAACCAATAAGTTCTTTAATCATTCTAGTTTTCCCTCGTAACAATCAGTGTACGCGGCATTCCATGCCTCTTCTTCAGATTCAAAACCTTCTGTTATATGTAGATAAGTTGACCAGTAAAAAGTTCCCTCAATATTCTCTCCTACAACATAACCAGCATCTTCTAAATCTCTAATCATATCTAAATATTTTCCCATAATAGCCTTTCTAAAAGAATATTATAACACAAAAACAAAAGGGCATACAACACCATATTTATTGATGTTGTATGCCCCTATGGTTAGATTAGTGCTCTATACTGAATCCATCCCTGAAAGTTATTAGACCAATACTTTCCATCTCTATCCTCATGCGTAATACCTTTAGGCCAACTACCTCCCCAAGTAGTATCAATATACATTACAAGCGGAGTTGCCTGATGTTCAATTGGACTAGCATGTTGTGGTCTAGAATTTATTAGCTTATCAAAAATGGCAATAGCTTTATCTAGACTATCATCATTCTTTCTATAACTAACCTGGGCACAGCAGGAGGCACTTACCATTCTCGCTTCATCTAGAGTTAATAACGTATCTAGTGTAGAATATGTCATCTTACCTTCTAGACGCTCACAATGAATATATGGCAGGTGCCATTCACCTGCCTTTAGCTCCTGTGGGATAGACCTATTATGTGCCTCTAACATGACCCTAGCGAGTTCGTGAATGTTAGGGTCAGCATCTTTATGCTTTCTAAGAGTATACCAGTTAGCCCATTCAGTAGCCGTAACAATAGTTTTCATAGTTTGAAACGTTTCGAGAGGTCTATTCGCTACTTGCTTATGTAGACCAAGATTATGAAGTGCTTTAACACATCCACTTACTAGACCTGCAATGTCTTTCCAAACAAGTTTAGCCTCAGCTAAAGCTTCACCCGTAAGTTCCTCGTCTGCCTGCATACCCGGCTTATTCATACCCCAATGTATAGGCATAGCAGGTTCTCTAGCCACCTGTTGTAGCATAGTGGTAACTGGTATAGCTCTACTAGATGCCGAGTTTCTACTAAACATTCTATGGGTAAGAAACTCGCTATGTATAAAACGCGGGTATTCAAGCTCAAACGTAGTAATACGTTTGCCTTGATAAATAGAATCTGCAATAATATTTGCTTTAATCATATTTACTCACTAGATTGATTGTAGGACTAGTCTCTTCGAAGGATACAGATAGGGTACAGTTATTTGGTTCAAATGCGTAGCTATTAGATGCTTCGAACTCAGAAAATGCGTCTGCTAGATCAAATGCTGCATCTTCATAGATACCAGTACCTAAACGTGTATAGTTAACCAGTACTGATAGTGCTTCCAAGTGTGTACAAGTAAGACCAGTAATTTTAAAAGTACCATTATTTTTAGATTGTTTAATTTTAGCCATATTGAATAATAAAGTAAAGTGAAATAAGAACTACAATGTTAATTGTATAAAACAATGTAGTAGGTGAGCTAAGTAGATAAATAATAGTTTTGCGTATCACGTAAGTCCTCAAGTAAAGGTTTTTCTAATGGTTGCCAGTATAGTACATCATTAAGGTTATAAGTATTATCTTGAGTATACCATACCTTTACATCTACTATATCTTTATTAAAGTTTAAACTACCTAAGGCAAACCCATTTAATGTAGTATATATTAGTAGACTATTACTAATACTCCAACTATCAGTTACATAGTATAGTTCTGGTAGTTTCTCTGATGTTTTAATCCAAGAGTTTTTCATGGGTAATAGAACGTGTGTTTTCCTATAGTTACTCCTTCTTTAAGACGCTTTCTCCAAGAAGGTTTTACAGTTTGATTGTGGTAATGGGTAGCTTTAAAGTCATCAGTAGCATTATACGCTATAATAGAAGCATTGAGTGCAGAGAAATTATACACAACTTCCCTATACTTTTTAGTCCAACTAAATTGGTTCTTCTGATATACTGCATCACAGATTGTCTTATCGTTAGCTCTATTAAGTGTGACCCTAGCCACGGCGACTTGACCTTCCTGTGGCTCCCCGCGAGCCTCTTTATATACATTAGTTGCTAGGCACTGAAGTTCTTTAAGTTTAGGTATCATAGGTACATTATGTTCACTAATACTAAAACTAAGCAACATCAGGCTCACTACTATCGCCCTATTCAACTAGAACTAGGATTGTCCCCTTCGGGTTTATTTCCTTCCTCACTAGTTGAATCGCTTCGTTGATCGGGTACCCTACTACTTCCCACATCGCTAGCTTTCCGTCCATCTTGCTGTATACTTTCAATTTGTTTCCTTAGTTGTTCGATAATATTAAAATTCTCTTGTGACCCTACCTGTAGCGACCGTATAGTTACGTTATTCTGGTCATTAATGTCAGCCAGCTGCTTTAGAGCTTTAGCTGCTCTTAGAGATAGAGAAGTTGGTGCTGTCTGAACCTGCTCACCTTTATCGTTATATGTAATAACTGGAGCATTTAGCTCGTTAAATAGATTTTGCATATAATTATCCTTTTTCAATAAAGTATTATAGCATATAATCTAATTACATACAAGCGTAAAATTTCTGACCCTAGGCAACTGCTGCGCCAACGTGCATAAAAATACGCTTGCATACTAGTCGCATGAGTGATATAATAGTTCATATTTAGAGGAATAGTATGCCCAATCAACACACGTATGTAAAGGAACTAGAGGAGCTTATACTTAATAGGCTACTTCCAGTATACATTAAATACCAATTAAGTATAGGCAATAAAGAGCCTCTAAAAGGTATCAATCCTGATATTTTATCACAAATCAAAGCGCAGCGAAAGCTTCCCGCACTTCTTAGACCTTAGAAAATGAAAATTGCACACGTAGAATCTCCTGAGTTTGGAACCGTACCAATTATAGATCGTAGAGTTAATCAAATACCTACTAAAGAGATCAAGGATAAGTCCTATCTAGTAGGTTTTGAAGGAATCGAACTACCTTCTAGACCTAAAACTGCTTTAGATAAACAAGTTAGTGGCACACATTATAAAGATTTAGCAATACAGCCTATCGAGTATATCCAAGCCAATAGTATTCCATATATGGAAGGTAATGTTATTAAGTATGTTACTAGGTGGAGAGCTAAGGCAGGGTTAGCAGACCTAGAAAAAGCTAAGCACTACCTTGAAATGTTAATCGAATTTGAGAGTAAGAATGTATAAAGAAATTTCTAGCGATCTACTACATACCCGTGAAGATCTAGCTGCTGTATGTAAACTTCATGGTGTAGACCCTGAATGGATTGAGCCTAATCAATTAGACGTAATTATGTGTGATGAATGTGGATACTGGGATATTCCTAAACGTATGCATACTTCACAGGATGGAACTAATTTTTGTTTTGCCTGTCATGATCTAGAAACGAGACGATTTTGAAAACTAAAACTGAAGAGATATTCGAACTTAGTGCTCCATACGATAATGAATTCCAAGGCAATAGAACTAGAATGCTATTTGTATGTAGCGCGGGACTATTACGTTCACCAACAGCTGCTAAAGTAGCTATCTCTCTAGGGTATAATGCTAGAAGTTGTGGTAGTGAAGAATATGCCCTAATTCCTTTATCAATAAATCTTATTGCCTGGGCTAATAAGATTTACTTTGTTAATGAATTTAACTATATAATGGCACTCGAAAGGTTTAAATTTGATCCAGAAGGTATCAAGTGGATAAAAGAAAAATCTACAGTATGGGACTTGGAGGATGTTTATAACTACAACTCTCCTACCCTAGTCGGAGTACTTGAGAAACTATTGAGTTGATTACTTTCGTTAAATGGTTTATAATTAATTCTTTAATGGAGAAATCAATGACCGAAGATGAACTAGACATTTTAGATTTCTACAGATCTGGAGCTACAATGGAACAACTGTGTTACTCATACGATATTAGTATGTATAGAATGAAAAAGTTCTTATCCAATGAACCTAGTAATGAAACTTCTGGGTACTTATGGCGTAGACTATTTCCAAGCGGTAAAAAAGAAACTTGAATTCTGCACTCAAGCCTTGTATAATAGAGGCTTGATTAGAGATTTTACTCGGCCTTTAGCATAATGGATAATGCAACAGTCTTCTACACTGTCCGATGTGCGTTCGAGTCGCATGGGGCCGACCAACCAGTTAACTTACTATATGTTTTATAATATACCTTTTTATACCGATAAAGAAAACCTTGAAGTAGCTTTAGGCGCAATTACCTTTAGAGATGAAGTAATTGATAACCTAAGGCAGCAAATCGTTGCTTTGCGAAAATTAGCAGAAGCAGATATTCCTAAAGAATTTATTGACAAAATACAATACGAGCATTTAAAATGAGTATTTACACACCTGACGCATGGGTTTTAGTCGAGATTAAGTCTAAAGAGTATGGAGATTCTAAAAAGATTTTTGCAGGTTGGTATGGTGGTTACTTGGGTAGTGACTCATGGAAGCTATCTTCTGGCAATGCTAGTATGACAGAAGATGGAGAATATTTAGTATTTCCTCAAGCATCTGGATCTACATATCGTTGTCATAAAAACTGTCAACGTATGACAGGATATATGTCCAGTATTTGGGCTAACTGGCAAGATGGACTACTAAAACATCCAGAACATACTATGAAGATAGAAAAAATTGTCTAAAGAGGAATATCACCTAGTCTTATTTAATCTAGGTTTATTAGATGACGAAGAAGATTGGGAACTTTATCATCTTCAAGAGTCTAGATTTGACTACGAAGATTATATAGTTGAATATGTTGGTTATCCATTGTATAATTATTCTTTAAAGAGAAAAGCAAATGACTAAGATATACGTTTTGTGCTATGGTGATGACTTTGTAAGATTCTTCTCTAGTAGAATTAAAGCCCTGCAATTTAAGGATATTTGCTGCAAGAATGATTCTAGTCTTGACCCTAGTGATTATTGGGTTTTGGAAACTGATGTAGATAACTTTAACCTGGAAGATTAAATGGAAATCGTAAAAGTATGTGACTCCTATCAAGTATGGGATTATAATGGCTTTGTAGAATTTGAAGGTACTGAGATTGAATGTGAAGACTATATTTCAGATAATCAAGAAGAAGATGAATACGAGCATGACTTCGAGGACGCACTAGAAAATTAGACTTGAAACGCTTTCTTAATCATTGTATAATTATTCTTTAAACGGAGAGTACACATGGCAGTCTTTATACTAAATTATGAATTTAAAGATGGCGGTTATGCTGAATTGGATGGACAAGACGTAAAGTATTGGGCCGGTGAGGGTTTGGTTACTTACGAAGGCGGTTTAGACGGATTCGCTGAACTGTACCCTAGGTGTATTGATGAGCTAATTACTAAAAAGCTTTTGTCAAGAAAATAGACAGTTGAAACGCTTTCTTAATCATTGTATAATTATTCTTTAAAGAGAGAAATTAAATGAAAACTTACACTGTATTTGGCTATCGTGATGACGAAACTATCCAACGTGTTGGTCTTGAAGCTGAAGATGCTTATGATCTTGGCTATATGTTGGAATGTGAAGGGTTTATTGTTTCTCTGATTAAGGAATAAGTTTTTAGACTTGACCCTAGGGTGCATTTACTGTATAATTAATGCTTAAACGGAGAATATAATGGCACTTGCGTATTCAAAAGCATTCTTAGTTGATGCGTTCCTATGGCGTTATGCAGATGCTTTGGTTAAAGATACTGCCGAAGAAATTGCTTCCTATGTAAAAATGGTTAATGATTTCTACGACAAGGTAGGCAAGGATAAATTTCGGGTATGGTGCTCTTTAGACGCTGACGAAATTAAAAGGTATAAAGCAGCAATGAAAAAATAGACTTGCTGTTTGATTGCAAAAGAGTTATAATTATTACTTATTCTACAGAGTGCAACGCGTACTACCTATTAGGTTGGAGACTATTAAGTCCAGACCGCTTCATTCAGGCGCACCGCATTCTGTAGAGTTTATTAGTAAAATGCTAAGGCTAGTTTGCCCTAGCTAGGTTAATCGAAACTAGGTCAGTCCTTGTATGCAGGTTACCGTCGGTCACATTCCTACTCCAAAGTAACTAGATGGCAAAATCTACGAAAACGGTGATGGAACTCAATCCGACTAACCCTCTGTAACAATGAGATTGCGAAACGAGTAGATTAATCGTTTAGTATTTTACTAATAAATGGGTACTTATACTGTTAAGGAGACAGTTCCGGCTGTAACCCGGACGTGCTTGCACTCTGATGGATCGTTACCATCAGTACCCACCATATAGGCGAAAAGGTTAGCTACCCTGGTACTACTAACTTAGTACCTAGCCACTATTCTTAGTTAGGAGAGATAAATGTTTACAAATTGCAAAACAAGTAAAGATCAAGGAAATATTGGAATAGCCAGTGCTATTGCATATTTTAGTAGTAAGTGCTACACTGTATCAATACCCTTAAATGATTCACAAGATTATGATCTTGTGGTAGATATAGATAATACTTTACATAAGGTACAGGTTAAAACTACTAAACATAAAGCCCCTTCAGGAGCTTATTCGGCCTCTTTGAAAAATTCAGGTGGATCTAGTGGTATAATATACGGAAGAGTATGTGAAAGTAACTGTTCATTATTATTTATACTTTGTAGTAATGGTGATAAGTACTTAATTCCAGATAGTGTTTTCAAAGAAAATACTAGCTCAATAACGTTAGGTGAAAAATACTTTGATTATCTAGTAATTTAAATTTGCTACTATAGTTTAATGGTTAGAACCTGGCACTTTCACTGCCAAGATAGGGTTTCGATTACCCTTAGTAGCTCCATTATTCCTGGGAAGGAGTAAGATCCGACCAACATCCTTTGCGGGTGCGGTGCCTAACAACGGACTGTCTAGCATGGCTTTAGCTAGACCCTATAATTAAGTACTGGAAGTACGCTAGGTTTCCGCAGGACTTTGTTGCCTGTTCTGGCCCTAGACCATAAAACAGTACTTAATTATAGTTATCTAAATAAAAGACAATACGTCCCGGCTGTAACGGCTCAGTAATGAGTATCAGAAGCGTATATTAAGTAGACGGTGTTAAGCATCATCGAGTAATTTAGATGGCTATAATACTTTGGGGTATATTCTAATGGAGACCTACCGATCTATACAACGTGCACACTTCTGTATAGAATAGAACCTAGGAAGATATATTTTGCGATCGCTGAATATTCCTCAACCCGAATGGTAGCAAGCTGGTTCGATCCCAGCATATACCCCAAAGTACATATAAGTAATAGTTTTCCATACACGAATGCCAGAGCGTAGGTGTAGCCCAACTGCCCATGTGGGTTTCCCTAGCGACAATGGAACTTCGTAGGTATTAACAGAACAGGCAGATAACTGTTAATGGGAAAACTATTTCTTATATGGGCAAGTGGCGAAATTGGCTGAAACGCACTACGCTTAGAACGTAGCACAGAGAAAGACACACCGTGGGTTCGAACCCCACCTTGCCCACCAAAAATTATACTTGACATACGTGTGCTACTATGTTATAATTATTCCAACGTAAAAATAAAAGTTGGAGAATTTATGATAACAAATACACATATTCAAGAGGTATTAAGTAAGCTAGATTGGGATGCTACCTTATGTTTAAATCCTAACAGACATAAAGGTACAAAAGAGATACTCGCAGAAGATATGTTGGAGGCGCTATTGTGCACAGACACAGTACATAAGGCCGCAGAATACTTAATAACTACATATAAAGTACTCAATACTTGTATTAAAAGAAACCTTGCCCCTATTTTAGGTAACCTAAATGGAGGGAGAGAGACCTGGAATTTTAAGTTAGGGCACTTAATAAAGATTAAAAGATGCCCATCTTGCAAACTTATAAAGCACTACGATGAGTACCATATTGATAATAACAATCCTAGAGGTATTAATAATGAGTGCAAAGCGTGTAGAGTAACTTCTAACGCTATTTCTTATAAAAAAGAAAACGTGCAAGAGTCACATAAGCGTTCATATGAGAAGAATAAGGACGCAATTAAGGCAAGAAACGCACAGTATAGAGCGGATAGGCTACTAAGGCACCCAAGTTGGGCAGATTTAGTAAAAATTGCTTTAATATATAAGAACTGTCCTACAGGATATCATGTAGATCATATTATACCTTTGAAAGGCGAATTAGTTAGCGGTCTTCATACAGAAAGTAATTTACAATATTTACCTGCGAAAGACAATTTAGCTAAAAGTAACTCTTTTGATATAGATAAGTTTGCTAATGGTGAGATATGGTATAAAGAGAACTTACTTGTAAACTCAAAAATAAAGAGCATTTTACAGCTTATTAGACGAAAAAGTGCTTCGTTTGAGCATGTTACTAAAACATGCAAGCACTGTGGTACAGATTTTCAAGTTAGACCTTCCAAAGTGCAACAAGAATTTTGCTCCAAGTCCTGCGCACAGTTCTTTGCTAATAAATATACTAAAACTGAAGTTGTACAGAATCTTACTAAGGAGTTTGTACAACAACTTATATGGGATAAGCCTTATAGTATCGGATGCAAAGAAGTAAATCTTAGTGATAATGGATTAAAAAAGATGGCAGTTAGAATGGGGTGTGTACTACCTCCTAATATGTACCACAATAAGTCCATAAAAGATAAGAAAAGAATTAGAGAAGAGACTTTTAATGCGGGTGTGGAGAAATTGGCTGAAACTCAAGGCGCTTAAAACGCCTCACATCGTAATGGTACACCGTGGGTTCGAACCCCACCACCCGCACCACCAAACAACTAATATGAAATACATTAATACAATTACTCAAATAAGCGTAGGACAGGCAACAGATAATCCAGTTTACGGAGAATGTATTCGTATTAAGTTAGATGATGAATGTGGTGGTATGTTTTTAGTATTTGAACAAGATACTCCAGATGAACCACAACAAGTTCGTATTGATCTTAGAGAGTGGGATAATATCTGTCAAGCAGTGCTTACATTGAAAAACCAAGAATTAGTTAAATAGGAGAAATATTATGCTATTTTAGATAAACTAAAAGGAGCTAATATGTCTAGAACGTATAAAGACAATAAACGTGTACGTCATTGGGACGACTATTGGATGCAAGATAAGGTGCCATGCGAAGGCTACGGTTATCGTCTTGCTAAAACAACTAAACCAAAACTTCGTAAAGAAGTAGATACAGAAAATCACTGGATGTCAACACCTAGTTGGTGGACACATTTGGTAATGATTAGACCACAACGTAGAGCAGGTAGGGTCTGGGAATCTGCATTTGTTAATGCACATATTGATATGTGGGCATTACAAGAAGTAGATGCACCTGGCGTGTCTAAACGCCCACACATCTATTACTGGTAAAGAAATTTACACTTGTTTGTATACTGCTTTAGTGATATAATTATTTCTTAAATTGAGATAATCTCCCTTTCGCCTAGTCTGGCCAATGGCACCTCATTTGGGATGAGGAAAAACGGGAGTTCAAATCTCTCAGGGGAGACCATAATTAAGTATATTTCAGGTTGGGTACTCCCGTACAGAGTACTATTTGGGTCAGTTGCTAGAATAGCTACCTAGCGAGACTAAGATACGAAATATATTTAATTATGGGATTAGCGTATGGGACGCGAAGGACACTTGCAATGTCTTGCTTGGGGATCGTTACCCCATAGTTCCACCAAATAATGGGTTAGTAGTTTAACGAGAA